AAGTCTACTGTTTTTCCTTGTCTGTCTAGACTGTATCTAAAACCTTCAAATGCTGTGCCTGATGCCTGTAGGTTAGTTTTTGAAAATGCAGCTTCTGGATTATGTCGATCCTGTACATATGATCCCATATACAATGCCCATAACGCATTTATAACGCCAGCGGTATCGTCATGAAATTTCATGCTGATGCCTTCATAACTGAAGTTTTTATAAATTATGTGTTTTCTATTGTATTGATTTTTAGTGACTGTTTCAAATTTATACTTGGGTAGATCTGTACTTTTTATCAAATAGCCAATTTCATCAGCATGAGTATTTGTAAATGTTGCAGATGTTAACACGCTCTTGTTAATTTCAAATTTCACATAGAACATGAACTTGCTACGAGGCATCATCCTGTAGCCGTTTTCTACAAACAATCTGCTAGCATGGCGCCAGCTGGCTAGGCCACCTTTAGGTGTTAGTAGGCCGTCTCCGACACCACCAAGAAATCTTGTGAATACATTTGACATACAATTATTTAGTCGTAAAAAAACCTGGAGTTTAATCCAGGTTTTTTAATAGTTAAAACTATTAACCGCGACCAGTTACTGATTCGCCAATAGTTCTTCCAACCAGTGCTCCGATACCACGCTCTGGGCCTGTACCGTTTGCACCTGCAAACTGAACAGCATTATAATCAATACCAGAACGTGCAGAAGCCTGTTCCATGAAATCGTATTGTTTCTGGATCTGTTGTCCAACAATCTTTTGCACCTGTCCGTTAGCATCATCACGAAGATTCAATGTAAAATCGCCCCACGATGGTTTACCAGCAAGTTTGACCTTTGAGTTGTAGATCTCAATTGTCATTTCTTCAAAAGTTACTGTTGGTCTAGTAACGTCAGAAACTTGTTTTGTTAATTCTGTACTAGCTTCAACACCAAAACCTAGCAATAGCACCCTAAAGCGATATTTTAGTTTTGGCATCAGCAGCGCAGTGCCGCTGTTGCCGTTTGAAGTAGGAACCGAAATTCTATTTAAGGAAGTTAGTGCCATTTTTAAATTTCTCCTGTATTCTTAATACGCAATGGAATGTAAATAAATTCTACCGCTTTTACTGGCTCAATAGCAATATCTACCCATAGCTCGTTGCGATCGACTCTTGCATTTGTGTTATTAGACTCGTCGCAAACTACTGCGAAGTCATATAGAGCACGTAAGCCTACCAACTCGATCAATAGACTCTCAACAGCGCCTTTAATCTCGTCTCGTGTAATCTTGTCATTTGGTTCAAAGATATAAGGACGAGCAAGTTTAGTCAACTGACTACGTAGATATACTGTTAAACGTGCTACGTTAATACGATCTAATGCTGATGCATTTCTTGCACGAGTCTTTTGACCGTACGCAACTAGACCAACTCCAACAAAGAATGGAATTGGATTAACTTTTAGATCATACAATGTATCGCGTTGACCTTCGTTCAATGCCACTGACTGGAATTCACCAGTTGCTGCATCAATGTAGCCAACGCCTGTTGCATTGGTAATACCACCACGTCTTGTACCTGCTGGTGCAAACCATGGATAGCTAACTTGGTCGCTTAGAGCGATTGTACGCAACATCATGTGTGTTGCTGGAACAACTGCGTTAGCACCGCCCAAGTCTGTGGTAAATCCGTTTGGATACCAAACTGCTGAATACTCGTCATAGCTAACAATACCTGTATCACCGTTGTCTAGTGCTCCGTTAGCATTAGTGCCCCAAGCTGTTAGGCTTGTTGCATCCGATGGTAATCGTAATGGTGTATCACCTAGAACAAACGCTGTCATGCCGCGATCTAAGTTCAAGTTGATCAAGTTGCTGTATGCTTCTGGATATCCAGGGCAAGCAATTAGGTTAAAGTTTCTACGCTCTTCGTCACGGATTTCTGAACTTGTATCGATAACGCTCTTTAGTTTTTGTACAACTAGAGCACGTTGAGCTTTACGACCAAATGATCCTGAACCGTCTTCGTTATTTGGAGAAGCTGTAATCCAACGATCAGTTGCATAAGCACTTTGTCCGTCACCAATTACTGGACTATTGCCGGCATCGTTATAAAATGCTTCGTAGCGGACGTTCTTAGCTGCTGTATCGATGTAGCTGTTAGCATAACGTTTAACGTTGCCACCACTTCTACGCAGGTTCCATAACAACATACCTTTTGGATATAGTGCTGGATCTGGACAGTCAAAGTCTACATAGTTACTGCTTAACAAGTCTTTAATCGTTGCTGCTGTATTACCGGTTGCACCACTTGCACCATAACGTGCATCGGCAAATAGAACACCGTCTTCTGTAGTTTGATCTGTTTTGTCAACTAAAACCCATTCTAAATTTAATCCATCATAGCGATAGATAGTTGGAAAGTTTTCTAAATCTGCTGTACTAATCCAAAGATCACCGTTGGCTAAATTACTGCCGCCACTTTGTTTTGCTGGCTCGCTGGCTGCAACAATAGGACCATTAACATCAGTTCCTGTATAAGGACTTGATGCATCTTTGTATCCAACCCAAATTTCGCCGTTGTGGACCATCATGTCAACTTGATCAAACGCTGGGTTATACCACAATTGACCATCTTGTGGTTCTGCCAACGGAGTGGATGCTGTAGCATTATAATCGTCGGCAGCTAACGGAATCCAGTTAGTTGCTACAAAAGTTTCTGTTGCTCCAGTACCTACTGCATATAAATTTTGTGTACCGTCACCTGTGTCGATATCATATGCTGCAAATACACTAGTAATTGGATTAAAGGTACCGTCTGTGAAGCGCATATCACCACCTTGTTTGTGATAAATTTGTACTTCGTTATCGGCAGTAACCGCAGCTTCAACATTTGTTAGTCCGGCTGCATTAATTTCAGTTGCTAGTGTTTCAGCATCAGTAGAATTTCCAAGAGCTGAGAAAGAAACAGTGACAGGAGCATATGCAGGAGTAGGCAATGCGCCATTTGATGTTCCTAATGTTACTCTACCTTTTAATGATTCTGCAATCGTAAACGTGTTTTGACCAACGCTAAATGTTCCGGAACCAATGACATCGGAAGTAATTACAGTATTTCCTGTAGTTGCTCTCTTCCATAGTCTAAAGGATGTAGTTTCTGGAGTAGCATCGATAGAAGAATTTTCAGTGCTATTACTTTGAACAAACAGGCTGTTTGCAGCGATTCCAACGCCTCCACCACTACGATCTAAGTAGTAAAGGGCTGCATGTGTGCTAGAATAGATAGGAGCTGAATATTCAACCCATGTCTTAGTTGCTGCATTCCAACGCTTGACAATCCAACGAGCACCATAGTTAGGCTCAGTTGTTTTGATCCATACAGAACCTGTAGGGCGTGGCTTAGTGTTTGTTGATTTCCACTCCGGAACACTTGTGTGTGGAGTTTGTTGCAATGCTGGACTGAAATAAGTACCAATTGCTAGACCTAACTCAGTTAGTGCTGTTGCAGAATTTGTACCACCACCTGCAATAATAATAGCATCTGAATTTGTTGAATCATCAGATGCTGATAAATTACCGCTATCAGAATGCAAATATAATCTGTTATTGCTTACGACTGCTTGAACACCGTCTACTGCTAATGTAATATTGTTAGCTAATGTTGTAAGATTTGAAACAACAGTTATCAGTGTGCCGTTAATATAAAAAGTATTAGAAGGTGTTAATGTGCCAACAGTAGTTGCTCCGCTGACTGTAGGATGGCTTTGTGCCCAGTCGTTGCTACCAACTTCTACCCAGGTGTCGCCGCCTAACAATGTAGTGTTTCTCTTGTAATAAATTACAACTGGCTCTTTAAACAAGCTAAATCCAGCTTCGCCGGTATTGCCGATAGTTTGTGCAACCACCGCATAATCACCAATGGAGCCTACTGAATCTTTTGGTTTCCGTGTGCCTGAATCAATTTTTACTGTATCGTCATCAGTTAATACCAATGGAGTTTTTACTGCAAACTTCTGGCCGCCTGTTGTGGTAGCTGCTGCGCCATTCCACTCTTGGATACCCCAGGATGTTGCTCTTGTATCAAACCACCATGCGCCATCTGCTGGCTCTGCTCCCGGGGCGGTTGTTTGACCTTCAAGTTCGTCTAGATTGACATCAGCACGAACAATGAATGCTGCGTTAGATACACCCAAGAAGCTATATGCTGCTAGTAAACCATATTCGTTTCTTTCGCCACCATGTATAGGGCTCGAAGACGCTGTCTTCTCAAAGAAAGGAACACCGTAAGTGTCAACAAGTTC